ACATATCAATGATAGAGGGATTAATTTAGATTTAGAGTTGATTAATAAAGCTATTGAATGTGATTCGGGATATGCTGAAAGGTTAAGAAAGGAAGCTACAGAGTTAACAGGATTAAGCAATCCAAACAGTCCAACTCAATTAAAGGAATGGATAGGTGCGAGGCTAGGATATGCAGTTGGAAGTATTAATAAAGATATTATGCCAACACTATTACAAGATGCAGATCTTCAAGGAAAAGATGAAGTTAAAAGAATTTTAGAATTAAGGCAACTTATGGGAAAAACATCAACAAAGAAATATCAAACTATGGTTGATATGAGATGTGATGATGGAAGAGTAAGAGGATTACTACAATTCTATGGTGCTAATAGAACAGGGCGTTGGGCCGGACGTGGTGTCCAAGTGCAGAACTTACCCCAAAACCATTTACCCGACTTAGATGATGCAAGAAACTTAGTAAGGACAGGCGAATTTGATGATATAGAGTTTTTATATGATAGCATTCCAGACACATTAAGCCAACTCATAAGAACTGCATTTATTCCTAAGGAGGGAAATAGATTTTTGGTTGCTGACTTCTCAGCTATTGAAGCTAGAGTTATTGCATGGTTAGCAAATGAAATTTGGAGACTTGATGTTTTCACTACTCATGGAAAGATATATGAAGCTTCAGCAAGTCAAATGTTTAAAGTACCTATTGAATCAGTTACAAAAGGCAGTGATCTTAGAGGTAAAGGAAAAATAGCAGAACTTGCCTTAGGTTATGGTGGAAGTGTTGGAGCTCTAATATCTATGGATAAATCAAAAAGTATTCCAGAAGAAGATTTACCAGGATTAGTTAAGAGTTGGAGAAATGCAAATCCTAAGATAACAAAGTTCTGGTGGGATTGTGATAAGGCAGCTAAAAAAGCTATACATGAAAAAACCACAGTATGTATGCAATATGGAATTAAATTTATATATGATCCAGGAGTTTTATTTATTCAATTACCAAGTGGTAGAAAGTTATCTTATATAAGACCAAAGATTGAACCTGGCCCATATGACAAGCCTATTATTACTTATGAAGGTATGGAACAAACTACAAAGCAGTGGACCACATTAGAAACTTATGGGCCAAAGCTTGTAGAAAATATTGTACAGGCAGTTGCTAGAGATTGTTTAGCAGAAGCTATGTTTAAAGTTACTTCTGCAGGATATGACATCGTAATGCATGTACACGATGAAATTATTATGGATGTACCTAAGAGCTTTGGGGGAATAAAAGAAGTTAATAGTATCTTTGGTGAATCTATTGATTGGGCCAAAGGATTACCACTTAGTGCTGACGGTTATGAATGTAATTATTACAAAAAGGATTAGAGGTGATTATTAATGGGTATAAAGGAGCTTGTTTTTAAATATTTTAAGGATAATCCAAATGCTGTTGAAGCAAGAGAAGATGTTGAACATTACAGTTTTTTAGGGGTAAAAAAATCTACATACCATAGTTGTAAGATGGAATATAGAGAGATTCTTCAGGCAAGAGAATCTAGTATGTTAAAGCTAAGAAATCCTGAAAAATATTTTAAGGGTAAACCTAGAAATAAATTTGTATTTGATGATAGTAAATTATAAGGAGGAATAAGACATGGATGATTTAGACTTTTTGGGAGAAGAACCAGTTGGAATACCACTTAATGATAAATATAGAATAGAAACGTTGGATATATTAAATGTTGTAGTCAAAGAAAGATATACACCAAAACCAAAAGAAGATGAAGATGGAAAAATAATTGAAGTATTCGAGGATCAATGGAAAACAATATCGTACCACCCTAATTTAGAATTAGCATTTAAAAGTATTGTAGATAGTGAAATAAATTTAACTGCTAGTAGTGGACTTGAAGCAGTTGTTGAAAAGATAAAAGAACTTAAAGACTTTAAAAAGAAAATTCAATAATCTATAAATTATAGGAACAGATGCAGGGAAGGAGGTTTATATTTTGGAATCTACAAAAGCAAATGATAATCCAATACCTAAAATAAAACATGATGGACAAGTAGCTTTTGCAACAGGAAGCAGTAAAACATCAAAACAGTGGAAAAATAAAAATATTCTTTACTCAGCATTAGTTGAAAAGTTAAGTCATACTACAAGAACACCTGAAACTTATGCAGAGTATAAGAAGATGCCAAAGACTGATAGAGACAGAATTAAAGACGTTGGAGGATTTGTAGGTGGTAGTCTTAAAAATGGTCGTAGGAAGGCAGAGAACGTTGCTAACAGAACTCTATTAACATTAGATTTAGATTATGTTGTTGGTGATGTATGGTCAAGCATAGAACTTTTATGGGACTTTTCAGTTGCCATGTATTCAACTCATACTCATGCATCTGATAACCAAAGATTAAGAATTGTAATTCCTTTATCAAGACCAGTTCTTCCAGATGAATATCAAGCAATCTCACGAATGATTGCAGATGATTTAGGGATAGATCAATTTGATGATACAACTTATGAACCATCAAGACTGATGTATTGGCCATCAACTAGTGCTGATGGTGATTACGTATTTAAAGTACAAGATTTAGAGTGGTTAAACCCTGATGATGTATTGGATAGATATACATTTGGTTGGGAAGATGTAAGTTATTGGCCAGAGAGTTCAAGAGCTAGAGCAAAGTTAAATAGTGCAATAAAGAAACAGGAAGATCCTTTAGAAAAGAAAGGTGTTATAGGTGCTTTTTGTAGAACTTATTCAATAAGTGAAGCAATAGCAGAATTTCTAAATGAAGTTTATACTGCAGGTGCCGATGATACAAGATATACATTTTCAGAAGGAAGTACTTCAGGTGGATTAGTTGTATACGATGATAAGTTTTCATTTAGTCATCATGGTACGGACCCAACTAGTGGAATGTTGTGTAATGCCTTTGACTTAATAAGAATTCATAAATTTGGTGACTTAGATGATGATGCCAAAGAAGATACTCCAGCTAATAGACTCCCTTCATTTACTAGAATGTCAGAGTTTGCAGCTAGTGATAATAAGGTAATGCAGACTCTAGGTAAAGAACGTATGGACAAAGCCCAAGAAGACTTTGACACAGTTGTATCTGATGAAGAAGTAAGCACAGAATGGCTCAAAGAATTCACTTATACAGAGCAAGGCAAGATTAGAAGTACAATAAGTAACTTTCTTCTTATCATAGAAAATGAGCCACTACTTAGAAATAATATAGCTTTTAATGAATTTTCCAATAGAGCTGTTGTAGTTGGTAAACTTCCTTGGAGAAATAAAAATAATAAAGAAGATTGGAACGATACTGATGATAGTGGACTTAGAGAATTTATAGAGAAGTACTATCAAATAAGTTCTACTGCAAAATGTGCTGATGCATTAGCATTAAGTTTTGAAAAACATTCATTCCATCCAATAAAAGATTATTTAAATAGTTTGACTTGGGATGGAGTTGAAAGAGTTAATACATTGTTTATAGATTACCTTGGTGCAGAAGATTGTAGTTATGTAAGGACAGTATCAAAAAAAGTATTAGCTGCAGCAGTCGCAAGAGTATTTGTTCCAGGCATTAAGTTTGATAATATGCTCATCCTAAGTGGTAAACAAGGTGTAGGTAAAAGTACCATAATCAAAAAGTTAGGTAAGGATTGGTATAGTGATAGTTTATCTACTGTAAGTGGTAAAGAAGCTTATGAACAGCTACAGGGAGTATGGATACTAGAATTAGCTGAAATGATGGCTACAAAGAAAGCTGATATTGAAGCAACAAAACATTTCTTAAGTAAGACAGAAGATATTTACAGAGTTGCTTATGGAAGAAGGACAAGCAGATTCCCTAGACAATGTATATTCATAGGAACAAGTAATGAGCATGAGTTTCTAAGAGATAGTACAGGTAATAGAAGATTTTGGCCGGTAGATATTGCAGTAAATAAACCAAAGAAAGATGTATTTAAGGATTTAGATATTGAAGTGGACCAAATATGGGCCGAAGCTTTGCAACTATTTAAGGACCATGAGCCTTTATATCTAAATTATGAAGAAGAACAAGAAGCTAAGAAGCAACAGGAATCACATAGTGAAGAAAGTGCCAAAGCAGGTCTTATAGAAGAATATTTAAACAAACCTATTACTGATGGTTGGTATAACCTAGGGATAGCAGAAAAGAGAAACTATATCCATGGTAGTGATTTTGGAGAATCACCTGCAGGTGATATTACAAGAAGCAAAACTTGTGTAATGGAAATATGGTGTGAATTATTTAATGGTGAACCTAAGATGCTTACACCTATTATGTCACGTGAAATTAATGATATTTTAAAAGGCATAGAAGGTTGGAAATCATATGATGGTAGATTAAGATTTGGGAAAACATATGGCACCCAAAGAGCCTTTGTGAGGGGATAACATGGAAGAAAATAGAGTTGAAAATTATCTTATACGTAAAGTTGAAAAATTAGGTGGCAAGGCATATAAGTGGAATCCAACAGGGGTAATAGGAGTACCAGACAGAATGGTGCTCTTACCTGGTGGAAAAGTAATATTTGTAGAACTTAAGGCACCAGGTAAAAAAGCTAGAAAAATTCAAGAATACAGAGCCAAACAACTTAGAGAATTAGGGTTTCAAGTTGAATGCTTAGATACAGTTGAAAAGGTAGATAAACTACTTCAGAATATATAACTAAATTCAGTCTTTTAAATATTTTTCTACAATTTCGATTCCTTTAGGTAAAATACAACAATTTGAAAATCCCATGCTACGGTTACCTACAAATTTTAAATATTCATAGGTCTCAGCATATTCTAAAGCTTTTTTACACTCGCTATCAGAACCTAAATGTTCGATTTGGCAATATGGTTCACCATTTTCTCTAGATTCATTAAGTTTTATTAAAATATCTTTTACAGTTTCATTCATGGAAAATTGCACCTCCTTTTGTTTAAGTATAACATGGATGAGTTTTGATATGTAATAAGAAAGAAGGTGATATTATGAACTTTAAGCCCTGGAATTATCAAGAATACGCAATTAATCATGTGATGGATCATGATGCTGCAGGTTTATTCCTAGATATGGGAATGGGTAAGACGGTTAGTTCATTAACTGCTATTGATAATTTATTATTCTTAGGTGATGCTCATAAAACATTAGTTATAGCACCAAAGAGAGTTGCAGAAGATACTTGGTCAACTGAGATAGATAAGTGGGATCACTTGAAAAATTTAAGGATATCAATAATATTAGGAACTCCAAAGCAAAGAAGTGAAGCAGTTGAAGTAGATGCAGATATTTATGTAACAAATAGAGAGAATGTAGTTTGGTTAGTTGATACCTATTTTAAATCATGGAAGTGGGATACCTGCATCATAGATGAATTAAGTTCTTTCAAGAGTGCCAAGGCTAAAAGGTTTAGAGCATTAAGGAAAGTAAGACCATACTTTAAAAGAATCATAGGACTTACTGGAACACCTGCACCTAATTCATTAATAGATTTATGGCCACAATTATATTTATTAGATGGTGGACAAAGATTAGGCAGAACAATTACAGGATATAGAGAGCAATACTTTGTGCCAGGAGATAGAAACCAACATATAGTTTATAACTGGAATCTAAAAGAAGGCGCAGAAGATGCAATCCATGAAAGAATAGGTGATATATGCATCTCAATGATGGCTAAAGATTATTTAGATATTCCAGAAAGAATTGATAATAAAATAGAGATTAATTTACCTAAGAAAGCTATGGATCAATACAAAGAACTTGAAAAAGATTTAGTTATTGAATTAGATAATGAAGATATAACAGCAACTAATGCTGCAGTATTAACAGGTAAATTACTTCAAATATCTAATGGTGCAATTTATTCAGAATCTAAAGAAGTTGTCGAGATACATGATGAAAAGTTAAATGCTTTATTAGATATTATTGAAGCAGCTAATGGCAAACCAGTTCTAGTATTTTATAGTTATAAACATGACTTAACTAGAATTATGAAATTATTAAATCAGAATAAACTTAAAGGCCAAGAGTTAAAAGATTCAAGTGACATTAAGAAGTGGAATGATGGGAAAATACCAATACTGTTATTACATCCTGCATCAGCAGGCCATGGTCTTAATTTACAGTATGGTGGAAACATTGTTGTGTGGTTTGGACTAACCTGGTCATTAGAATTATACCAACAGGCAAATGCAAGATTACACAGACAAGGACAAAAGGAAATAGTTATTATCCATCATCTAATTGCTAAAGGAACAGTTGATGAAGATGTAATGAGGGCATTAGAAAGTAAAGAAGTTAACCAAAATGTACTTTTAGAAGCAGTAAAAGCAAGATTAAAAGATAGTGTGTACAATGTGAACACAAATAATTAAACTATAAAAATTAATACATTTAGGAGGAATTAAGCGTGTACAAGAGCGTGAACAGAGTAATTTTTATCGTTCACATTGTATACAGTGGGAAAAATTGTAATGTGTACAATGTAAACAAGAATTTTTGCTCTGTTCACATATTTTGTTCACACTATAAAGTAAGTAGTATCAATGGGTAAAGCAAGAACGTGTACAATGTGAACATAAATATATTATATATTATTATTTATATAAATAGACATATACGTACGTATATACATATATACGTATATAGCCTAAATAGAAGTTTTTTAATTTTGTCACGTTTTTTGTTCACACTGTTCACACCTAAAATTGGAAATAGGATTTGAAGACAGATTAGTTACAACGAATAACGAAAGGTAGGAAGATGTAGGAAATGAAGTTGTTAATGCATGTACTAAAAAGAAATGATAAGTTGAACATAGATAATAGACTCATAAGTAACTATGGAATAAGAACTAAATTAAAAGAAGAATATGAAGAAGTTATAGAAGCATTAGAAGATTATAACAGCAATAGTACATTAAATAATCTTAAAGAGGTTGTTAAAGAAACCTTTGATTTAATTCAGATGTGCATCTTAATTCTTTGGAGATGCCACAGAAAAGCACAGGACCTAGATGAATCCAACTTAATACAAGATATTAATTTAGAACATAAAGACAAGATTATAACAGAAAGAGGATGGATCATAGAAACAGGAATTGAGATTGATATAAAAGAGTAGGAGGAATAAGCATTATGGAAGAAAAGAATATAACTTATGAGGAAGCTATAAAAATAGGGATTAGAGAAGGGATCAAATATGTCAAGGAGCAAGAGTATAATAAAACAACAAAAAGATATGATAGAAGATTAAGAAATACTAGATTATTATTAAAACATTATAGAACTTTAAAAGCTCATAACAGAATTGTTGATAATTCAACAGATAAGATCAATGATGATAATGCAATAGATGTATTAGACGATATCGAATCTATTGATGATGAGGAACAATATGTACAAGCGTTAGGTAGGACTAGAATGAGAACTTTAATTATTATTGGGCACATAAATAAGGTATTAAAGTATTATGAGAATATATGTAATGCAGATGGATCCATCAGACAAAGAAAATATAAAATAATACAGACTATGTACATTGACCCAGTTAAAGATGACATAATACCAACCTATGAAGAGATATCAGAGATATTTGGTGTTAATATCAGAACTATAGGAAGAGATGTGCAAGATGCTGTAAAAGATTTAAGTATATTGTTTTTTGGGATAGACGGGATAAAATTATAAAAATGTTTTTTCTGTTGAAATCTGAAAAAAGGTTAAAATATGTCCTTGTCAAATTACTAACAAATGCAGTATATGAGTCAATTGTTATATAATTAGTCATAAGAAATAGTGTCATTTTCGTGACATTGTGGTACATTTTAGACTCATGTATAATGATATTAGGTAAAATTATATTTAAACAAAAGAGTAAAAAATCCTCCTGATTTTAAAATTATAAACCAGTAGAAATAAAATATATTTTGAAAGGAAGTGGAATCCCTCCATGGCCTAAGAGTGTATATTTCTATCTACTGGTTTATTTTATGATTATTTGTAATATTTAGAAGGAATTCGCCAACTTTTGTATAATTAGTTATATGGAAGAGGTGGATAAATGATCAAAAATGAATTAAACAATAAGGCGATAGAAGAAAAGAAAGAAGACTTACCTGAATGCTTTGTAATTATGCCTATAAGTGATCAGGAAGGATATGATAAAGGGCATTTTAAAAGAGTTTATGAAGATATATTTATACCAGCAATTGAGAAAGCAGGATTTAAACCCTACAGAGCAGATGATGCTAAATCGAGTAGTGTTATTCATACAACAATATTACGAAGATTACTAGAAGCGCCTATGGCTATTTGTGATTTGAGTTCTAGAAATCCAAATGTTTTATATGAATTGGGTATAAGACAAGCATTTGATAAACCAGTTGTTTTAGTAGGGGATGATGATCCTAGTAAAATATTTGATATTGGGAATATAAACACACATATGTATAAAAAAAGTTTAAATTATAGGGAAGTTATTGAAGACCAAAATAAGATCAAGGAGATGTTAGAAGAAACATACAATAATCCTGGTAAGGAATATAATTCTTTGATTTCTGTATTAAAAATAGAATCTGCATTGAATATTGATACCAATAGTAAGGACGTTCAGGAAAGTGATGTAATGAGAATCATGTATCAAGAACTAATATCATTAAAAGATGATATTAGAGATGTAAATAATAAATTAAGTTTAATAGAGGTCCCGCGGAAAGAAATCGCAACTACACAAGCTATGAAGGAAGCCTTTAGATTTGGTAAAACCTCGCCAGCAGCAATTACAAGGGTTAGATTTTCTTTATTCGCAAATCATTCCAGTTCAGATGAAGACAAAAGTCTATTGCTAAAAAAGTTAATGAATAAGATACGGAAGTGTAGCCAAGAAAATGGATTTGATATAGAAATACATCCAAGATCTACAACAAGTGTTGACATAGGTGTGATTAATGAAGATGAGGTTACGGTGAAAGAGTTCATTGAAGAAATTATATCAACTTGCAATTGTTCAGGTCAAATTTTAGGGAGAACGAGAGTGTTGTAGAAGTGAGGTGACATTAATGGCCAAGTTAACAGCAAAACAAAAGTTATTTTGTAATGAATATCTAATAGACACTAATGCCACCCAAGCAGCAATAAGATCTGGCTACAGTAATTCCTATGCCAATAAAAAGGCTTTTTTATTATTGGATAAGGCAGAAATAAAAGATTATCTAGATGGGCAACTTAAAAAGATTGAAGATATGCGCATAGCTGATGCTTCAGAAGTAATGAAGTATCTAACATCTGTTATGAGGAATGAGATTACTGAAGAAGTAGTTGTTGTTACAGGCGAAGGTGAAGGTTGTAGCTCTGCAAGAATAATAGAGAAAGATACAGCGGTTAAGGATAGAAACAAAGCTGCAGAGCTTCTAGGTAAAAGATATAGATTGTTTATAGATAAGGTTGAAACAGAAGTAAATGCAACTATAAATTCTACAGCTAAACTTGATTCTATATTATTGCAACTAGAGGACCAGGACAATGAGTGATGAATACAATCTATCTAAGAAATATAAAGACTTTATAAAACACAATGCATCAGTAGAGTTTTTAGAGGGCACAACAGCAGCAGGAAAGACAACAGTAGGAATACTAAAGTTTATGCTTAAAGTTGCTAAGTCAGATAAGAAAATGCATGTTATGGCGAGTAAAACAACAGGTGTATGCGAGAAAAACATAATCCAGAAGGATTATGGAATTATAGATGTGTTTGGTGATTTAGTTAGATACAATGGTAATGGTGATAAGGATAATAAAATACCACATATTAGGTATCAAACTCCTAATGGTGAAAAGATAATATATATCTTAGGTTATGACAATGTAGATAAGTGGAAGATGGCTTTAGGTTCTCAATTTGGTTGTGTACTCATAGACGAAATTAACACAGCTTCAATTGATTTTGTAAGAGAAATATGTACAAGAAATGATTATTTAATGGCAACACTTAATCCGGATGATCCTAACTTATCTATCTATGATGAATTCATAAATTGTAGTAGACCTTTAGAAAAATATAAGAAAGATGTACCAAAAGAAATATTAGAGCAATTAAATAGTGAAGAAAAGAAGAACTGGTGTTACTGGTTCTTTTCTTTTTATGATAATGCATCTTTAAGTGAGGAAGAGATAGAAAAGAAAAAGACAAGTGCTCCTAAGGGAACTAAGTTGTATAAAAATAAGATTTTAGGTTTAAGAGGTAGAGCAACAGGACTTATCTTTAGTAACTTTGAAAGAAAGAACAATGTAATTACTAAAGACAAAGCTAAGGGTATGAAGTTTGTACAATTTACTGCAGGTCTTGATACAGCATATTCACAAAATAGTCCAGATACATTTGCATTTACATTCTCAGGTATTACAGCTAATAAGGAACTGGTGCTGCTAAATGAAGAAGTATATAACAATAAAGATTTAGATATTCCTTTAGCTCCATCAGATATAGCACCTAAATTTGTTAAGTTCTTGGAGAAGAATAGAAAAGATTGGGGATTAGCTAGAGATGTATTTGTAGATAGTGCAGACCAAGCAACAATAATGGAACTTAAGAAGTATAAGAGAACTAATCCATGTGTATATAATTTCATAAACAGTTATAAGAAAGTTGAAATTATAGATAGAATTCACTTAATGTTAGGTTGGATTAATACAAATGATAAGATTTATTACTATGTTGTAGATACCTGCATAGAGCATATAAGAGAAATAGAATGCTACAGTTGGAAAGATGATAAGTATGAGCCAGAAGATGCAAACGACCATACGATTAATAGTTCTCAATATGGATGGATACCATTTAGAAAAATGATAGGAGATTACAAGGAGGAATAAGAAATGGGGTGGTTTAAAAATATGGTGGCTAAATTATTAAATATACAACCTGCAACAGATAAGACTATAACAATATATGAGCCTTTAACTTATCAAGGCAATGTACTTAAAAATAGAATATGGTACAGAGGTGAAGCAAGTGAATTAGATCAGTTTTTTAAGCAGGCAATAAGAAATAGTGATTTAGTAGCACAAAGTAGATTTTGGGCGGCAGTCCCAACAGAAAACTTAAATGTTAGGAAAATACACAGTGGTTTGCCGGCTATGATAGCTGATAGATTAAGTGATATTGTAATAGCTGATTTAGATAGTACAGAGCTTGATACTGAAGAGCTAACTAACTTATGGAGTGAAATAAGTAATGATAATAAATTCAATGAGCTTTTAGGGGAATCTATTTCAGAAACTCTCATAACTGGTGATGGTGCTTTTAAGATTACTATAGATACAGACTTAACTAATTATCCAATCATTGAGTTTTATTCAGGGGAAAGAGTTGACTACCACATTAAAAGAGGTAGGTTGCAGGAAATACTATTCTATACAAACTATGTTGCAAATAATAAGGATTACAAGCTTGAGGAAACATTCGGTAAAGGATATATAAGATATAAACTTTATGATAATTCAGGTAAAGAAGTACCTATTGGAATAGTAGAAGAAGTAGCTGCTCTAAAGAATACAACTTTTACTGGTGATTTTATCATGGGTGTACCTTTAAAATTCTTTAAGTCTCAGAAGTTCCCTAATAGAGGTAAAAGTATATTTGATAGTAAATCAGATAGTTTTGATGCTCTAGACGAAACAATATCACAATGGGTTGATGCTATTAGAGATGGAAGGGTAAAGCAATATATTCCAGAAGATTTATTGCCTAAGAACCCTGCAACTGGAGAAATTATTAAACCTAATGCATTTGATAACAAGTACATTTCAACAGGTTCAAGCATGGCAGAAGATGCAAAGAATATGATATCAATACAGCAACCTATGATAAACTATGAAGCTTATGTTAATACTTATGCAAGTAATTTAGATATGTGTTTACAAGGTATTATTTCTCCTGCTACTTTAGGAATTGATCTAAAGAAAACAGATAATGCAGAAGCACAAAGAGAGAAGGAGAAAACAACTCTTTATACAAGAGGTAAGATAGTTGATACATTAACAGAAGTTGTTCCAGAGATTATTAATATAGTTCTTAAAGTTAATGATTTAGTACAAGAAAAGGGTCCGGGAGAATATGAAGCAACCATAAGTTTTGGTGAATATGCATCACCTTCTTTTGATGTTGTAGTTGAAACTGTAGGCAAAGCTAAGAGCTATGGAATAATATCTATAGAGCAAAGTGTAGAAGAATTATACGGAGATACATGGACAGATGAAGAAAAAGCAGAAGAAGTGCAGAGAATAAAAGAACAAAATGGATATGTTACAACAGAAGAACCAAAGACCGTAGATGATGGTGATTTAAATGAAGAATAAGAAGCCTTATGACATAAGGGAGATATTTCAACAAATGGAGTTGGATTTAATATCTTCTATGCATAGGGCTTTTTATTTTCACAAGCAAGAAGAAGCTAAAGAAGGATTTACATTTGAGCAATGGCAATTAAGCAAACTTAGATCAATAGAAGAATACAGGAAGAGAAATAAAAAGTTAGTTGATTCTTATTCAGGACCTATTCAAAAAGCAATTGATAATGAACTAAAGAGTAGTTACAAGAAGGGTGAAAATAAGTTTATAACATTTGGTAAAAAGCTTTTGGCCAGAATAAAAAAGTTCTTTGGACTTAAAGAAGAACTTAAGGAACCAAAGGTTGGATTGCCTGATGATATAGCAGAACAACAAAAGGTAAGAGATTATATTAGTCAAATGTTAGGTAAAAAGCCAACACCTCAACCAGATAGTGATTTCTTTGGAATGAATGACAAGAAACTTGAAGCATTACAAAAAGTCGTTGAACAGGATTTAAAGAAAGCTCAACATTCAGTACTTAGAAAGATGGATGATGTATATAGAGAAACAATATATAAATCTCATGTATATCTGCAGAGTGGTACTAAATCATTAAATAAAGCTATTGATATGGCTACTAAAGACTTTCTCAATAAAGGGATTGATAGCATCACTTATAAAGATGGTAAGAAGGTCAATATTGCTTCATACGCTGAAATGTGTTTAAGAACTGCAAGCCATAGAGCCACATTGTTAGGAGAAGGTAAGAAGCGTGATGAATGGGGAATACATTTAGTTGTTGTTTCTGCTCATGCCAATACATGCCCTTTGTGTGAACCTTGGCAAGGTAAGATTTTAATAGATGATGTATTTAGTCATGGTACTAAAGAAGATGGCCCATATCCTTTATTAAGTGAAGCAATTAAGTCAGGGTTATTACATCCTAATTGTAGACATTCAATAATAACTTACTTCCCTGGTATAACTCAAATACCTACTATTCAAGATGGAGAAGAAGCTATAAAAACATATAAAGCAGAGCAAAAGCAAAGAGCATATGAAAGAGAAAAAAGGAAATGGAAAAGAGTTGAGATAGGTTCTGTTAATGCAGAGAATGTAAATAAAGCTTCAGACAAGGTTAAGCAATTGGAAAAATTATTGAAGCAACATCTAAAAAATAATCCACAACTTAGGAGAGCAGATTGGAGAGAACAACCTAAAGAAATTATTGAAAGAGTTGGGAGAAGTGATATAATTAGTAATAAG